GACCAAGACCTAGACCAAGATCCAGACCAAGACCTAGACCTAGACCCAGACCTAGACCCAGACCAAGACCAAGACCCAGACCCAGACCCAGACCTAGACCTAGACCAACGTCGTTTTTGAGCGCGCGTCATGGCGCGCCTACTTGCCAAGCCCGAAAGATTCAATAGCGCCGCGTTGTACGTACCAAGCGTCGCCGGGAAGTTTCTGGGCGTCTGTGTAGCCTTTGGTCGTGAAAGCGCCTGTTTCGTACACGATCTTGGCGTTTTCGAGTTTGACGAAGGAGTCGTTGACGCCGACCAGTTTGCCTGTGTAGATGTAGTTCAGGCAAAATAGCAGGACGTTTTCTTGACCCAGAAGAGCATCAAGCCCCTCTCCTTCGACTTCGGTGACAGTTACGATCTGCTTCATTTTGATGTGCTCCCTTCTAGAGCGAGCCCATGCGGAAGCGGATAACGCAGCCATTGGCGGCGTCACGGCGACTGATGGGCAGGATGACGATGGGTGCGCCATTGGAGGCGGCTTGCACCACATCCTTGGCGAATTGGTCAAGCAAACGCATGTGTTCTCTTTTCTGGATGGTCGCGGTAATACAGAACTGCGGCCTCCTTCAAGGTGGATTGTTCTGTCTCAGTCAGCGCGAACCAAAAAACTCCGAACTCGCCTAGTGAGACGGATTTGGCCGTATCCTGATTGAGATACGCCGCTACGTCAAGAGCGGACTGCGGGAATACGAACATTATGCTCCTGATTGAAGGAACTAGCCCTTCTCTCGCCCGTGGAGCTGACCTGGTGGAGACACCTGACCAACAGCTCTAGTCGCGACTTAACGCGGCTACCCATACACAGGCGAGAGAAACGCTAGTATCAGCGTTTCTGTTGGGGTTAAAGGAAAACACCCCAGTATAAAACTGGGTCTGCAATGGGTGAAAGCCGGGCGCAGACATAGATGGCGGGTTCATTAGTCTCTGGGATTGCGACAGAGACTATGCAATCCGCGTCGTAAAGGGCGTCTTCGAGGGATGAGGGGACGTATTTTGTGCCCTCTTCCAGTAGTTCAAGCAGGTGCTTTTCCATGGGATGCTCCTTGCGTGGGTTAATGTTTGAGTGACGCGACGAGTTCGTCAAACGTCATAGGCGGGGCGAGTGGTGCTACGGGTTTGGCTGCGTGTTCTTTGGCAGCGTTATAGTTGGCCATCTCTTGGGCGACCATGCCCAAGCGCATGGCAGCGCGACGACGCAGTTCTTCCACCTTCCTGTTCATGGAGGGTACAAGAATGGGCTGAATGACTTTGGTCAGGATGCCATCGCTTATGGCCGTCTCGACCATATCGAGGGATTCGTTGATGTTGTTGAAGCGCTCTTTGGACATGCCGCGTGTGGCGAACTCTGCGGCAATCTCATCGAGCATCTGGTTCACACACGCACCATTTGTGCGCATGCGGTTATAGTCAGCGAGGGCTGACTCGTATACAGCTTGTTCTGACTCGCCGATGGCATGGACGGTGACAAGCATAACCTTATCACCATCCCTGATGATCTGCGCGCCAGGAAATTGTCTCTCTACGAGGGTTTGTAGAGGGTCGGTTTGTAGCGGGCTGGGCTCACTCATATCTACGACTCCGACTCCAGCTCTCACGCGTGGGCGTACGCGTGACGTGTGCGCAGGGGTGCGCGTGCGTACGCGTTATATATACGCGTGCGCGCTAGTGGATTGCGCGAGAAAACGAAAGACAAACGATTGCTTTGTTTTGGGTCGATGTGAGGGTCCACCACTGGCCCAAACTGCGCGGTAAAGCGGTTTATCTCGTCAGCAAATGGCATTTCTCGCGCTCCAGCGATGGCGGGTTGGCGGCAAAAAACAAGCTAGACGGCGTTTGACCGTCTAGCCAGGATGGTTCACTGAACAAAAAAATAGGCCCGGATTGCTCCGGGCCGTAGGTTCGAGGGTTTTCGGCTGGGGGTTATTTCTTGGCGCGTTTCTTGAGCGAGGCAAGGAGTTCGTCGTAGGTCATGGCCGCTACGACTTCAGCCTGCGCGGGGGTGTCCTTGACGGTTGTCACGGACGCGTTGACGTTCAGGACGAAGGGCCGTGTTTTCTGCTCGGCGCCGCTGTCAGTGACGAACGAGAGCGACGGGCAGGAAAGATTGACCGAAACGAGCAAGCCATCATGGTTGTTATTCGGCGTCACGAACGCGCCTATCTCGCTCAAATTGTCCTGAATCAGCTTGCCAATTTGCTCGCCGATTGCCTTACGCGCTGCGATCTGCGCCTCGCTGTAGGCGGGTGAAGAGAGTCCGTTTTCTTTGTTCGTGGGGCGGTCGAAAGTTGCGATTGTGTGTGCCATTGTGTGTATCTCCTGTGGTTGAGGTTTGAGTAGCATCCTAGGCCGCTACTTGGTAGCCTTCAGGAGCATGGCCCATGCGAAAGCGGCACATGCTGCGAATACGACTAGCGCGAGTGCATCCATCGGATGTCCTTCGTGTGTGAACGGGCCGAGGGATCAGAGTGTGCGGCGAGTGACGCGGCGATGATCTTGCCGTTCGAGAGTCTGCCGTCACTGTCCGTGGGTAATGCTGCGCGGGGATTCGTGACGTTGGCGGGTGGTTGGTTGTGCGCTTTCGCGTATTCTGCGAGGACTGACACGATTGCACAGAGGTTTGCCTGCAAGGGCTCGGTATGCTCCCGAAGATGTGGATAGGGTCGCGATAGGTTTTCAATCGTCCAAAAATCATGCTTTAGCCGCACGATCTCTGCGGTATCGCGTGATTCATCGGGTGTCATGTAAACCGCGATGTCGTTGGTCATGCTGCGCTCTTTCGTGGGGTGATTGTGTGGCACGGTAACGCACCGTGCGGCGCTGAGCGGCTGGCGCTCACTTTCCCGCCGTTTCCCGCCGGCGAGCGGGCCGTAAGTCGCTGAAAACAAAGGCGAAAAAATTTTTCGGGCAATTTTTTGCCGGGCGATTTTTCGGCCTATGCGCGACGTGTTGCGTGCGCGACTATTAGCGCGTGATCATGCGCGTTATATCCATTCACGCTAACTCCTTTAGAATCAACAACTTACGGGCAATTCAGGGTTTTGCTGCAAGTCGCTGATTCTAAACAACTTCCAGTGTATAATCAATTCACGCAAGGGCTTATACCGCGCATACATGTGCATACACAGGCGCGTTATGCTAGGGATACTAAGTTGCTTATTATCTAGGGTTTAACTCCAGGCACGCGCGATATAACGCGCGTATGCGCACGCGAGTATGGGCTTCCGGCTCCGGCCTTCGCACTGGACTAGGGTCCCATCTGCCGGAATTAGAATTTCAAATTTGACTTTTACTTATGGCTGCAACCCATTGATTCTAAACAACTTGCAATGTGCGACTTTTTGACCCCAATAGAGTCTCATAAACTCTTTAGAATCAACACATGGGGCCCCACTACGAGGGTTTAGGGCTGGGGGTCCCTTTATTTTGGTTTATTTTTTTGACAACCACTCCAAAAACAGGCTTTGAGGCTCTAATATATCAGAAGGAGTTGTTTTGTCTAATCAAACCAAAGCTGTATACTATGATCTAAATACCTTGCCGAAGATTTGGGATCGGCAAGAACGCCAAGAGTGGCTTATTCAGGGATTTCTACCCAAAAACGGCATTACCGTTTTTACTGGCGCCACAGGCAGCGGCAAAAGCAGTGTTGCACTCGTTGTGGCAAACTGTCTTGTTCAGGGAAAACCATTTTTAGGTCACGAAGTTGAAAAAACAAAGGTCCTAATCGTCGATCGGGAAAATCCACTCTACGTTTATACCGAGCGTTTTATTCGCTTCGGCATTCAAGAGCATCCCGATTTGAACTTTTGGGGTATGTGGGACGTCGATCTCGAACCCCAAGGGCCTGATTACTTCGGAATTGAGAAATATGCGGAGGAACATCACCCGCTAATCATCTTCGATTCGCTGATCGCCTTCCATCCAGAAAGCGAACAAGATGCCTCAGAGACCCGCAAATACATGCATTTGTTCAGAAAGCTTGTTGCCAAGGGTTGTTCGGTCCTCATCATTCATCACACTGGCAAAGGAACAGAAGGCGTTAACAAGTTTTATCGTGGTTCAAGTGACATCCCTGCGAATGCAGACGTTGCTTGGCTCTTGGAACAAAAACCATCAAAAGAACCCATGCAGAATATGCATTTGACCAAGTTTAAGTCGCGTGAAGGTCTCCTTGCTAATATGCACTTTGGTTTAAATGGTACAGAGTTTGTTTTGAACGAATTTATTGAGAATGACGATCCAGTTTATGCCCTTATTGACGAGATTTTACAGGCCCATCCCCGTATAAATCAGACACAAATCTGCTCCTTTTTGCCCGAAATATCGAGGCCGAAGTTGTTGAAAATGCTCAACTTAGGTAGCAGCCATGCCGTGGGCCGCTACATAGTCCACAAGGGCCTCAACAACGCGTCCCTGTATACTCTGGGCAAAACACCAGATGCCCAGAATCCGGTTGTTAGAACAACCGAAACGTAAAATCGGTTGTAACATGTTGATTCTAATGGGTTGTCAGTTGTAAAGCCCGTTAGAAATGGGAAGTATTTCACAACTACTATATATGTGGTTGTATAATATAGCCACATGTATAGGTATTTGACAACTGACAACCGAATTTCTCGCGCTGTTTTGGGGCGCGAGGGGAGAGATTATATGTGGTGTTGGGAAGACAAAGAGTGCGAGGAACTAAAGAAAGCACTCAACAGATTCAGCGGCGTCGAGTGTTACGAATGGTGTTGGGGGCACGGCAAGAACCCCTTCATGATTCGTTTCACCGTAAAGAAACCAATTAACATAAAACCGATCTTGGGCGCTCTCATAGACAGCGCACCAGATCCTGGCGAAGATGACATTGAGAATCCATGGACTCTTGAAGTCGAATACAACTTCATAGCTGATGACGTCAATTATCGTTTGCGAGGACCCCTACTTGAACGCGTTGAAGATATTCCGCGCGTGACCAGACGGCTTATTCAGGCAATGGCCCGTCGTTCAATCAGGTCTTGGCAAGTCAAATAGACCGACCACCCCAGCCGAAAACCCTCTACCAAATGCCTCATAAAAATAAAGTTGAAAAACCTGCTCCAAAACACCCACTTGGCGCATCTAATATAATGAGGACATAAAACGCCTCTAGGATACCCGTGAAGACTACGCCAGAGAACATCCCGCCCGCCGAATGGTACGAAAAGGCCGCAGTGCAGATCGTGCGGAACAGCTATAACCTATTCCGCTGGGCGAATGAGAATAACCTGGGCTTGACTCAGCGGGATTGCGATAGCATCGCCAAGACAAAGGAATTCCAAGCAGCGCTTCGGGTTGAGCGCAATAAATTCTATAAAGAGCTCGCAAACGATCCCTCCCGGAGTCGTGGGGTTGCGGTCGGTCAGTTACTGTACGTGATCCAGAGACTCATAGAAGCTGAACAGTTTGACAAAGCCGGAGCTGCGTTAGCTCAGCTATTTAAGGCCGAGGGGTGGACTACGGACACAACTCAGTTGAATATATTTAATGATCTCAACGCCAAGGACATCGACAGCCTTCGGAAAAAGATTGGAAAGCCGGATTCCACAAGAACATGGCCGAATTAGATCAAATTCTGGGAAGACTGGAGAGTATGTCACAGGAGGATGCCCTCCTCGTACTCGATGCCCTCGAAGCGGACCGCAAGGATAAATACTTTTGTAAATACTGGTCCACTGACCCGGACCCTAAATATAAGCGGTTCTTTAACTCGATTGAAGAAGACTTCTCGAAATTCACGGAGGACGTCAAGATCTTTGCCCTTCTGGGCGGGAATCGGTCCTCAAAGACAGAGCGCGGGGCATTCATCGCCGTCGCGTGGCTTTTTGGGAAAGACTTCTTCCGAGACGAACCTTCTTGGCGATACGTCAAAGATCTCCCGATTCCCGAGCATGGGGTCAATATTTGGTGCGTTGGGCTGGATTTCTCTGTCATCCAGAACGTCATTTGGAAAGAAAAGCTCAGGACAGGGCATAGGCACGGCGGGCTCCTGCCAAAAACGCCAAGCCCTTACATTACAAGAATTTCTGACTCCCAGTTCCAAGTGGACGTGGATGTCAATGGCAGGAAATCGACCCTCATCTGCAAGTCCGCAGATTCTGGGCCAGAAAAGTTTCAGTCCGCTTCGGTCGATCTGGTGTGGTTTGACGAAGAATGTTCTGTTGAAGTGTTCAACGAGTCCTACCAGAGAACGATCGATTGCGCGGGCAAAATTTTAATTACGCTGACGCCCCTCACAGACGTGGGCTCAGGCGTCAAAGCACCTTGGGTCTATGACCTCCATCAGGAATGGAAGGCAGGGCGCAAGGATGTTGTTTTTATTTCACTTGACACTTTGGCGAATCCCTTCATCCCAGAGGATGAAAAGATAAAGCTGAAGGAAAAGTGGGCAGGCCACCCAGAAGAACGGGCGCGACTCTACGGTGAATTCATCAGGCGTGCAGGCTTGGTATACCCGCAATGGGACCCAAAGATCCATCTTGTCAAGCCCTTCCGCATTCCAGCAGACTGGCGACGCATCGCGTCGATCGATCCGGCTGCCACCGGGGTCACGGCCTGTGTTTGGTTGGCGATCTCTCCTCGTAATGATGTCTATCTCTATAGGCTTTATTACGAGAGAGATCAAATTGTATCTGACCATTGCAAGAACATTCTTGTTCGAAACAGTGGAGATTCTGTTAGTTTATGGCTCCTTGACCCATTTTGGGGTTGTGCGCGAAACGCAGAAAACCACAAAACAGGGCAGGATCTGTACCGCGCAGGCGGGATTCCAGTCAGGTTGGCCCCACGAGCCGAGGATTTTGGAGTGAACACAATGGCCGAGTATTTAGCGGCCTCGCTCGATTCCAGCAGTCGGCACCCAAAGTTTTACGTTTTTGATGATATAAAGCAGTTCCAAGCCGAGATTGAAAATTATGTTTGGGATATGATCCAGAAAGGGCCCAGCAAAGGCCAAAGTAAGGACAAACCACGCAAACAGAATGACCACGCAATCAACGCGACCCAATATGCTTTGTCATTGAACCCAAAGGGATTTCGCACCTCGGGAATCCCTACGGTACTGAATCCAAACAACTCCTATACTTAAATTGAGGGGCAGGCCCCCAGCCCTAAACCCTCGTCTCCGTATGACTAGCACATCTTAAGGCTAGACATGGGCGGGATACGCCCATGACATAAGGAACAAATAATGAGTCTTACTCTTGCAAATCCGACGTATGCCACTCAGGGCCCCTCGAAGTCTGGTCAGATTCTGGCCAACAACGAGCAGACGGCACTTGAGACTGCGTTTATTGGGCGCTCTGTCGTAACACTTGACGGCTCTGCGACTACAGGTACCATTAACTTTATCGATGGTACGCAGACTATTTTCTCTACTGGTACTTCGCAGGCTTATCCCAACCAGGGCCTTAGCCCCGTGGTTGCGCCTGCTGCCGTTACTTGTCAGATCGTTGGAGCCGTTGGTGCTAACGCGGCTGCAAACAACGCACTGACTGTGAATGCGGGTACTCCGACTACGACAGGCTTTCCGATTTATCTGTCGGCACATGGTTCAACGGCTACCGCTGAGACTGGCTCGATTACTTCGTGGTCGATCTCCTCGAACGTGGTGACTTTCAACACGTCGGCGATGAGCGCCGCGCTTTCCACTGGGCAGCAGTTTACGGTTTCTGGCTTGACCTCTGGTAGCTTCCTGAACGGCGTGGTCTTCACTGCGCTGTCTGGTGGTTCGACGACTGTCAACACTGCAAACTTCACGCACGCCAACGCTTCGGCGACTGAAGCTGGTACTCTGACCGCCTACGGCGATACGATCACTGTGCAGTTTACTGCTTATAAGAATTAAGGAGCTCATATGAGTCTGTTTAGACGAGAAATTCTCGTGGAGCCCCAGATTATCGGGGTCACGAATGGCTCGGTAGCTCCTGCGGGACAGGTCGGAGAAACTGTTCAGGTCCTTGTTCCTATTGGTTCGGCAGTATCTCTGTCTACCGGCACAGCAGCAAATGTAATGTCATTGAAACTGAATCCTGGAAGCTGGAACGTGGAAGGTAATATCAATTACACCGCGACCAGCGCTTCGGTTACGGCGGGATCATTGTGGGCAGCGGGCACAAACACTGTCAGTGCAACACTCCCGACGGACGGAAGCGAAGTTCAGGAACTGGCTACTGCATTAACCACCACGACCTTTAAGCAAGGGATTGGACTTCCTGCCAAAGTATACAATATTTCAACTCCCACCACAATCTATCTTGTTACCTCCGCTGCTTTTACAGCGGGTAGTGTGGCGGCTTATGGCTCGATGATTGCGGAGCGTATTCGTTAATCCGGATGAACCTACTCAAGGAAGCAATGTTCCTTTTGTTGGCCTTTCTTGATCTCGAGTTTACAAAACGCAAGATCTCTGAATACGGGGTTAAGGTCGAACTTAATCCCGTTATTCGGTTTTTAATCAGTAAACTTGGTATTGAGTATGGTTGTGATTTGGGAGTAGTAGCGCCGACCTTAATATTCGCAGCATGGGGTTGGTATCATCCTGAATTGTTGGCCTTCATGCTGGGCGTTCGAACCTGTTTATTTCTGTTTCAGTTACAAAATTATGCAAAGTAATTTTACTCCGAAGACGCCCGCAACAGATACTTATGAGCATCTTGATGAAGCGCATGAGGTTCGGCGGCTTGACGCTGCGACGAACGATCTGATGGGGCCTGTGGTTGTGGGCGGTCGCGCAGAAGCGGACTGCTTCCGTTGTGCAGATGCATTGCAGGCGGGACACACCGATCCGTATGCGTACGGAAAAGAACAGCTTGCCATTAATGATGGCGATGCGGATGACAAGAACATTCCGACTTGCCCTTGGTAGGCTTTAAATGGCTCTTAGTGAATCAGATAAAACGAACATGCTGATGGAGGCCCTCGATCCTACGAAGGTTATCCTGAGGTGTGGTAAACATGACTATTTTGGCCCCGTGAAAGGTTTCGCTGAAAAGAAACCGCAGCTAGGCTGTTCAGATTGTTGGCGCGTATTTTACATGCATGAGATGGCAAATACACCACCTGACAAGCGCCGCGAAAAGCTGGAAGAACTCGAAGAAGTTCTGCACAACGTCGTGCAGCTAGTCGAACAGGGCAAGTGGGATGTGGTGATTAACCCCCACGCAACAATTAAGATTGAGAAGGATGCGGAGTAGCCCAGCCGCAAACCCTCGTATAGAAAGAGGCCCGTCATCGCAGTTCCAGTTTTTTACAAAGTCGCTCCTGCAGGCAATGGTAGCGCAAATACTCTTTATACCGGGACGTTGGGCGCTGCCGCGAACTCTGGAGTAATTGCGACCGGCAATGATATGATCATTCGTATTGTTGCCTCGCAGCCTATTTCGATTCGATTTGGCACTACGACCAATTTGTCGGGTAACAATGCAGGTGCTTCGGATATCTATATCCCCGGAAATTATGAATCAATCTGGGATATGGGACATATTAATAATGCCATCAGCATTTATTCGTTTAATGCAGGCACCTATATTACTGTAAACACGGTGGTTCGAAACTAATGAAGCGATTCTTGATTGGGGCCTTTTTTCTCGCGCTTTCTTTAAATGCTGCGGCCACGACCCCAGTCGGTGCCAATGCAGCAGTTGGCTATTGTTTTAATGCTGTTACTGCGAGTTGGATTCCAATGTTGGCCTCATCAGGCGTTGCTTTTACGCCGACGCCGCTTCCAACATTGATGTATGGCCAAAATAATGGTACGCCGTATCCTTTGCAGTGCGATTCAAATGGAAACCTAATTCTTTCCAATGCGCCTGCGAGAACTTCGCTTGTTCGCGTAGCTACGTTTGGAGATTCGACGGCAGCACTGGGATATTCATCGAATCTAAGTACGCCGGATTTCTCTCGCGTGTTCAGTTCCGTTTGGCAGAGCGGAACAGTGAGTCTGAACAGTCCCTATGGAAACAAGTACTTGCTGGATATGTTTTATCCAGAAGCCTATCTTGTTTTCACAGGAGGTATCTCTGGGCAGACTACCAGTCAGATGTTGTCTCGTGATGGTATAGGCGCGACGGGCGGAAATCAGTCCATCAGCGCTGTGCTTGCTGCAAAGCCAGATGTGGTCCTCTACAGCGGCGCGAGTATCAATGACCTCAGCTCCTGTACAAGCACTTCCACCTGCAACACGGCAGTTTCAAGCGATCTCGCAAACCATAAATTGATCCTGCAGAGATTCATGGCTGCTCACATTCCTGTGATCGACGTGGGCGCTTTAGGCTGTTCTTATGCGACTACGGGATGCGCAAGCACATATCTTTCTTTTGTTCAAGCCGCCGTGGTTTCGCTGAATAACCAAATTGCAACATACGATGCGCAGTATCCGGGACAGATCGTCTTTATCAACCCAGACGGCTTGGTCAACGATGGGACCGGCGCATTCCTTCCGAACATGACGGCTGACGGAACGCATCCTTCTCTGCTCGGCCAATACACGTTGGCTCAGGCGGAAGCCGCAGCCATGACAACCTTCTTTGGTCCTTCGGCGAACATCACCTATAAAGGACCGAACCTCTTCAACAATGCTTTGTTTGCCAGTTCGAGCAGCGGTACGGCCACAGGCATTTCGTTCCAAACTTCCAATACGACAGTGGGAAATCAGCAGATTCAAGTTCTCACGGGCGTGCCGCAGATGTTTGCGGGTGAGCCCTTTCAGACTGCAGATTTCACGATCACATCGACTTCGAATACCGGGCTGATCAACATTTCATTCAATCCTAGTTCCACGGGTGGATTGAACATTGCTCCGGGTGATCTTTATGGATTTGAGTTCGATGTATATTTCGCCGGGCTAAGCGGTTATCAGCCAATCATCAACGTCTCGCAGATTCGTGTTGATATACGGGATAGCACGGGAAGTGGAAGAATCGTTGTCGATCCTCTTACACCAACGGCGTTTGGTCCCGCCAATGGATTTACGGGGGCTATTCCAGGCGCTCTTGTAGGCCACATTGCATTTCCCCCTATTCAAATGGGAGATTACTCATCGGGATTGACGACCAGTTCAGTCTTTACGATCAGTTTTGGAACGAACGACAGCAGCGGAACTTATCGTATTGGCGTGGCTAATCCGCGTATCGTCAAACTCACAAACACGGCTGTGACTGGGAGTGGAACTGCTACCTTGTCCAGTGGGACGGTCACCGCAGCTCAATTTCTCACTTCTCAGTATCCAAGCCCATTGATCAGTCTTCGCAATGCCGTTCCGGGCGGGACGCAAGGCGCACTCTATACGGGCGCGCAAGCAGCGGGATATTCCACCAGCGCATCAATTAGCACTACGACACTGACTGTTGGAGGCACCTCGACGGGAACATGGGCTGTCGGCGAATCGGTCATTGGATATGGCGTGGCTCCCGGAACGACCATCACGGCGCTGGGCACAGGTTCGGGTGGAACGGGAACTTATACCGTGAACATCAGCCAGACAGTTCCTTCAGAACCGCTGAGCGGCTTCTCTGTTGTTGCGAATTCCACAAACAGTTCCGATACAAGCACTGTACGCTGGGAAGCAACTCAATATGTTCCGTAAAAGGAAAAGATGTAATGTTTAAAAAGCTCATCGCAATTACCTTGCTGAGTGCTCCTTTGAGTGCTTTCGGCTTTACGAGTATCAAGTGGACATGGACCGCACCAACCTCTGGTGCAAGTGTTGCGTCCTATCGCCTTTATCAGACTTCAGGCCCTTGCTCTGCAGCGGCGTTGGCGGGAACCCTCACACTGGCTTCAGTTCAGTCTTCATTTACGAACATTGGAACGGGGATTCAGAGCACGACTTTTACACAGGCAACCCTGCCCTCTTCGAATCCGACCTGCACCGTTGTGACTGCAGTTTCAAGTGCGGGGGTGGAAGGTGCGCCCTCCGTTGGGTTTCAGCTCGACCTTTCTGCACCGGGACAGCCGGGGACGCTGGTCGGGACACCTCAGTAATAAATAATAAATGGATCAAAATTTAATTGATCGCGCTGAATATAATCGAAGATATTATTTGGCAAACCCAGATAAATATCTAGGAGATAATAAGAAGGCGTACAAACGAGCTTGGTATCTTGCAAACAAGGCAAGAATTTTGGATGCACGTAAAGATTTACGCGCATCTGAAGGTTATGCAGAATACCAACACGAAGTTTGGCTACGCTTAAAAAGTGACCCTGAAAGGTTACAGAAAAGGTATGCAAACAATGTGAAAAAGGCTCGTGAGTATAGAAATGCAATTATGGATCGCTTGGGGCATAAGTGCATTCGCTGTGGTTTTGAAGATCCCCGTGCACTCCAGATTGACCACATTGATGGCGGTGGGCGCCAACATCGACTTGCTGTTGGTTATGGCAATCGCTCCTATTATAAGAGTATTCTAGAAGATCCAAACTTAACAGAGAAATTTCAAGTTCTTTGTGCGAACTGTAATTGGATCAAACGATATGAGGAACGCGAGTTCCAGCAAGGTATCTAATGGACCTTTCAACAATCTCCGGTACTCCGAAGGACCAGGCGCTTCGACAACTGCGCAGAATGACGGATTGACTATAGTCCACTCAAACAGGGATGTTTGAAGAAAAACTCTTCTAATTCGGTGAAACCCCAGAACGGGCAATACCGAGCGAAGCCTGAAAAGGAACGTGTGACGGTCAGAGCGAGAGCTCGTAGAGTACAGCGTACTCGAAATGGAGAGGCAGTAGACCACTGTAAGAGATGACCTGAACTATACGGTTGAACGTATAGAGTTTTATCGGATGCGGATAAAACGCAACATTTTGTATCGCAGACAGTTCGATCAAAGACGCGCTATATTCTATAGACAGTACGTGGGCCAGCGCGACGCCCAAAAGTTCCCAGACTCTGTCACCAATAGAGCAAACACCTTCGTTCCTTACCCCCTCTCCAACGTAGAGACCATAGTCTCCCGCGTTGACGACGCATTCTTCTCCTTCTGGCCGTGGTTCGAATGCAGTGGTGTCACCTCCCAAGATGACCACGCCGCTGACGCCATGCAGCTCATCCTCGACAAGAAGCTGACGCAGGCAAAATTCAAGAACTCCTTCGAAGACCTAGTACGCAACATTGCGATCTACGGCTTCGGAGGCATTAAAGTTGATTGGGATTGGAGCTTCAAGACACTCACAAAGCCCGTCCCCACATACGCGCAGCTTCAGGATGGCACCCCAGCCATAGACCCCTCGTCTGGTCAGCCCATTATCACGGGCTATCATCCCCAGACTTTTCAGGTTCCGATGGCATGCCCGCGCATAACCGCCATTGACATCTACGATCTTTTGGTTGACCCCGATGGGAGTCTCGCTGCCTGTCTCACTGAGAGAACTCTTGGCGAGATCAAGCAATACTGCGAAGCTTACAAAGCGGCCACAGGCCAAGATTACTTCTTTCCTGATGCAGTCGCGCAGCTTGATGCCTATATTCAGACAGCCTGTCCAGAGAATCCAGATTCTGTTCTAGTTAGATACGCAGAGCTCTGGAACTCCATTGACCAGACCTGCACGATCCTCACATTTGGTGAGGACAAAGATGCAGTTGCATGGAAAGACCTGCGCGCAAGTTATCGCGCAACCGCCTACTCGCCATATAAACGCAAGCTTTATGATGGCGTTCCCATTCTGCTTTGGAACGGGTCCAATCAATTTGATCACAAGCGTAATCCGATCCTGACAACCAGTTATATCAAGCTTCCCAACGAAGTTTATGGAATTGGCGCCATTGAGACAATCACCGACTTAACCGAGTCGATGAACAAATTTGTCAACATGGTCACGGACAATTGGAACATGGCGATCAATCGGCGCTATGCCTATGATACCAATGCTGATATTGACCATGAAGCGCTAAATCAGGCTAACGTGCCCGGTGGGAAGGTTGGAGTCAACGGCGACCCTTCGAAGGTTCTCGTTCCGCTTCCATTCTTTACACCCAATCAGGGCGACTATGCAATTCTCGATCTCTACAAAGGCATGATCGAGATGGGCTCGGGAATCTCGGATTTCTATGGTAAAGCT